CTTTTTCGTAGTCGCGCATTTTGACCATTGAAGCCGAAATCTTGGCAAAAGCATTTAGTAAGTCACGCGATGGAAGTTGATCGTTGTTGAGTTGATCCTTAATCTTTTGAGCCAGCAGGGTGGCAATCTCACGTGAGTCTTCGTGTAACGATTCCTGGAACGCGCGAAATTTATCGCGCTTTTCTTTCCAACGGCCAACTTTTGCCCAGTCTCGCAAAATACGGTCGGAGCAATCCAGTTCCTTTGCAATAGCCTCGAAAGTCATCAAATCCTCCACGTACATCTTCTGGGCGGTATCATTAAGTAAAACCTGTTTCATTTTATTTACGATTTTATTATTTACGATTTACTACTAAACGGTAAATGGTTAAATTGTTAAATGGTAAATATTGGTTTACCTCAGTTTACGTTCCAGGGCGGTAATGTCTTTTTTAATCACATCAATGTCTGATTTCAGCCTAACGATGTTGTTCATTGCCAGTTGAGCCTTTTCGGTGTCCATTTCGTCAAACTCGTAGTAGGGCGATAATTCTTCCCGCACCTGGTTAACAAACATTTCACCTTCCATTTTCTTCGATTCAAGGTCTCTCCTGAGTCCGTTGATTTTGCCTTCCAGCAGTAGTTTTTCGGTTTCTAATGACATGGTTTTCAGTAATAAATAGTAGTTTTTTGATTTCGGTAGTCAAATCGGAAATAGCTTCCTGCATTTTCTTGAGCTCAAGGTCTTTTTTTTCGTAAGATGCGCGCCACTTCGATATTTCGTCGGTATGGTTTTTATCTGAAATTCGCCAGATGTAGAGTATGGCAGCGGCTATGGGTATGCCGTTAACCAGGTTAAGCATTGCATCGTTCATAAAATTTGATTTGGAATTTATACATGTTGCAAAGTAATGATCAAAAGCTCATAAAGTCCTGTGACACCTGACATTAAAATAAATAAGGTATAGGGGCTAGGTTTGTGTCATCATTTTGACAAACCCAAAAATTTGATGCCTATGCCTATAAGATTATTTACCTCCGGGAGCCACAAAAGTGTGAACGGAACGCTCAATTTCAGCAACGATGATGTGAATCAAATTCACACAAAAACACAAGGCGCTGGACTAGAGCAAATACCGTTCGTTTTGGGTCACCCAAAAAACAACCTCCCCATTGTGGGCTGGTTGCCAAAATCGAAAATTGCAGTTTACACCGAAGGCGACAAGGTGAGCCTTGGATTTGACCGGGGCGACGCTGAACTATCGGACGAAAGCCTGAAGATTATCCGCGACCTGGGATCGAACAAAATCAGCGTAAGGATTGAAAACGGCGCTATCCGTCACATTGGACTTGTAACCAAAGCAGCCGTTGAAGAAAACAACGCGCAGAACTTCTCACAAGCCGATTTAACAGGCATTTTCCAAACCAGCGAAGACATACTGGAAACTAAAAACGATTTTCAGAAAATGCAGGACTGGTTCAAAACACTCGATTTTAAATCAATTTTTAAACCCAATTCAAATATGGCAGACGAAAAGAAAGAAACTCCGGTAGTCGGAGGCGACTTGGCCGCAATGATGGCCGAGCACAATAAGCAGATTACAGCTATGGTTACCGGCCTACAGCAGAAAGTTGACGGCATTGTTAACAAAACCAAAGCCACTGCCGATTTTTCGGCAGACGAGTACAAGAACCTGAGTGCGACGCAAAAAGAAACCGCCGCAACGATCATCGCCGATTTGGGCGACGAAAAAGCCACAGCATTGAAAGGCTTACTGAAAGAACTGGCCAAACCACAGGTTGTGGTGAAACAAGGCAGTGTAGTGAAAGATTTAGGCGCTCCTGGAAAAGAAACCCGGACGGCTGAAGAAATCGTTCGCGATCAGTTAAACAATCTAAACGCCTAACAGTATGAAGTTTGCACAAATAGCAGGATCGGCTCAAAATACCGCCATAGCGGTGCCGATCATTACCAGCCGAAGCGTACTCCTGAACGATTGGATTGAATTCTTTACCAAGCCTGGAACAGCGGCAACTATCAGAACCGAAGGGTTAAGTACCGACATTGTTGCAAAAACAAGGCAATTGGAACAAGCATACGGAGGTTCTATTGTAAGGCCGCAGACGAAAACAGTGAGCCGCAGGTTCATTGGTGGTGAAATTCAGATTGACCAGGCTTATGAAAAAATGGGCTATGACATTGGTTCTGAATTCCTGACCCAGTTGAAACGCCACATGATCGATTTTCCGACCATCTTCCATTATTTACTCATCCACGGTAACCCGGAGGTTGATGCAAAGCAGTTTGCAGGTCTGAAGATTCTAATGCCGGAAACTCAAAAGATCAAGGCGGGAGTAAATGGCCTTAGCTTGGTTTATGGAAACGATAATGCCGCTAAAAAGTCGCAACAAACATTCCTGGAGAAAATCAATATTTTGATTGAGCAATGCAAAGGAACATCGAAAGTGTTGATTATGAATGGTCGGGTAAAGGCTTTTTTCAACACGGTTGCACAGGGCGCTATTCAGCAAACAGTTAACTCATTTGGTGTCCCGACCGATCGTTACAATAGCATCCCGATGATGAACTTAGGCGATGTTCAGACTGCTCCAAAAACGTACGATTCGATCCTGAAGTTTGATGAAATTGTTGGAACGGCTGAAAATTGCTCTTCAATCTATTGCGTCAACTTCGCTGAAGAAGACGGCATGAGCTTTATGACCACTGAAGGTGGTTTTGAAGTGTACGACATTCGCAAAGTTGACAACTGGGTGAAATCTCAGTATGAACTTATTGTTGATAGTACGCTGTTACGTGAGAATGCCATCGCCAAACTGGAAGGTTTGAATTTTACAGAGTAATGAGCGCAAAAACCATTATAGCCAGATACGTGGCGCGTAACAGCGACACATTGCCGAAAAAGGCAGATGAACTACGGCAGCATATTGCTGCCGTAGCCGTCGAGGCAAACCTGAAACTCACTGCTGAAGAACTTGACGAATTAGCGCCACTTCCTAAAAAACAGAAAGGGGCAAAATCGGGCGATGTAGAGGCCGAAGCCGAAAAAAGCGGCGACAGTACCTCTGCTGAAATTTGAAAGCTATTGAAAGAGCTTTAAAAGCTTTTGAAAGGGATTTGATATGAAGTATATCACCACTGATGGATTAGACTCGATTTTGAGCGACGCTTCGCTTAAAGCGCTGGCTGGAAAAAACGGCGTTGCTGACGAAGATTTGCTTGAAAAAGCCAATGCCGATGCCGTTGGAGAAATTGACGGGTACCTGCGCGGAATTTATGAGCTTCCGTTGGCCGATCCGGTTGATCAGCAACTCTCGACAATATGCGGCGACATTATGAAATTCAGGCTGTACAAAAGGCGCGATGAAAAGGCAATGCCTGAAAACGTGATCACGATGTACAAGCTGGCCGTGTCGAAATTGGAGAAGATCCAGAAGCGGACAATTACGCTTGATGTTCCTTCAACCGACTCTGGGAGCGGTTCTACTGAAATGGGTACCATTCAGTTCAAAACACCTACACAAAAATTTGGATCACACTTTACAGGATTTGATAATCTATGAGACAGTTAGTAACTGACACATTAAAATCGCTCAATTTATATTCGGATGAAGCAGTTGAGTTAATGCTTGGAACAGCAGCTCAAGAGAGCGCTTACGGTAAATACCGGAGGCAGCTTGGCAATGGTCCGGCACGCGGAATCTTCCAGATGGAACCCCGGACGTTTTTGGACATTGTTATCAATTTTCTGGCCTATAAACCAGATCTGAAAGCACGGATCATGAAGCTCGCGAATGTTGACAAGTTAGATCCTGCCGATCTCGAGACCAACGACGTACTTGCAACCTGCATGTGTCGTGTGCATTACTTCAGGGTTAAAGAACCAATCCCAATCGACCTGCAAGGATGGGCGACCTACTGGAAAAAGCACTATAACACTGTAAAAGGTAAAGGTACCGACATTGAATTTATGAGTAATTACAAAAAATACGTTGAACAATAATCTTAATTTTTAATTTATGAAATCATTTTTATCATTGATGCTGGTGCTGGTTATGATACTGGTAGTTCCGGCAGTTATTACATCGTGTACAAAAGCAGTAGCGCAAACCGGCGCAACAACAGTTCAGACTGACAGTACGGCTGTTGCCAATGATTCAGGGAGTACGGCTGTTGCCCCTGATTCCGGGAATGTATTAACTCAGATTTTCAGTTCGACCGATGTGTTCTCCTGGCAGAATATACTGGTGGTCGTGCTTGGAATCCTATCGACCATTTTTGCGACCTTATGGAAGCGCGCCAGGAATGCAATTACTGCTATTGATGAAGCCCTGTCGAACGATGGAAAAATAGATAAGGCAGAGTTAACAAAGATTGTCTCGGCATGGAAAGGTTAAGAACGTTACTCCTCCTGTTGTGTATTATTAGTTTAGGTTCAACCGGTTGCAAGCAATTGCAGCCGGTTGTTAGCGAAACTACCACTAACGAACGGATTGTAACCGTTACCGAAACCCTGCGTGATACCACTGTTGTTGTTAAAGCTGATACCGCCTCAATTCGTGCATTCCTGGAATGCGACAGCCTGAACAATGTTGTGATGCGAGAGCTCCAGATTGAAAAAGGCCGCAAAGTCAATCCTGAAGTAAAATTCAAACAGGGTGTACTTGAGGTAATTATGCCGGTTGACAGTGAGGCCGTTTACATCAGTTGGAAAGAACGGCACGAACAAGTGACAGACAGCACCAAGGTTTCGAAAGTTACGGTCGTAAAAGAAAAGCCTCCCTGGTACAGTAAAATACTAAACAATATTATAGTGGCTTTTGTCGCCATTGTTTTATTCGTGGTCGTCCTGAAATTCATCATAAAGCCTAAATAACAATCATGAGTCCTGAAGCCTTCGAAACCGCCATCCTAGAAAAGATCAACCTACTTGGATTGATTGCCTTGCCCTACCCGGAGAACCCAAAAAACTATTATCCTGAAAATGACCCGGGTGAAGTTTTGGTAAGGTACGAAGGCCGCAAACCGAAAAAGCGCGATGTGGCCGGGCAAACCGTTGAATTAAGGATGTTTGCGGAGGTGGTGGTATGCAACAGGAATTTACGCGGCGAAGACGGCGCATACAGTTGGCTCCAGCAAATTTTCACGGCTTTGGAAGGTTTTACGCTTGAGGGAGCCGCTGATCCGCTTAACCTGCAAGCTGAAGCGCTGATGGATGAAACCGACGGGATTTGGCAATACGGCCAAAAGTGGAGCATGGGAACCAATGAATTCATTGAAATAACAGACGACTATGTTAGTGAGCTTGGGGATAACTGATACGGTTGAATCAATCCGGCAATGTATCCGGGTGATCCTGACAACCTCGAAGGGTGAAGTACCGTTTCGTCCGCGTTTTGGACTTTCGCCCGAAGACTTACTTGATGGACGGAAAAAGGATGTTGACATTGCTTATGCCGTCATTGAACAACTGGAGCGTTACGAAAAACGCATCAAAGTTAAGAAGGTGGACATTAAGGCTATTGACGATAGACAAAAGAGCGCCACCATCCATTACACTATTTTAGCACAAAACAAATCAGATTTATTAAATATTCAATTATGAGTTATTTACATGGAGTTGAAGTTGTAGAAACTGCCAAACAGGCTGTTCTTTCTGCTGGCGACAGTTCGGTAATTGCCCTGGTTGGCACAGCCCCGAAGGGAGCTGTTGGGGAAGCGATACTTATTACCTCGAGGGCTGCCGGAGTTACCGAATTTGGAGCCGATATTGGCGGGTTTACCATACCCGCAGCGCTTGATCTTATTTTTACGCACATATCGGCAAAAGTGCTGGTTATAAACGTGCTTGACAATGCTGACGTTGCTGCGTTGCTCGATGAAGACGGGAAAATGACCCGTACTGAAGCAGGGATTTTTGCAACCAATATTGGTGAAGCTACTTTGCCAACTGCAGTTGATTTTGCTGCCGACATTATTGCCGGCCTCGAATTATTGACCGGAATTGAGGATATTATAGGCATTAAGCCAAACCTGATTATTGCTCCAGGTTATTCGCAGATTGCTGCTGTAATGGCAAAAATGATTACCGTAGCCGTTAAATTGAACGGCTTTGCCCTGGTTGATGTAGTGGCCGCCAGTGTAGCCGCTGCTGTTACCGCACGAACCAGCGGAACGTTTGCAAGCGCCAGTCCGGCATTGATCCTGTCGTTTCCAAACATTCGCAGGTACAATGCTAATGAAAAGGAAAATCAGGCGATTGGATTATCGGTTTGCGTGGCCATTGCCAAAGCAATTACCGACTCAAGCCTTGGCTACTGGATCAGCCCGTCGAATACTGAGCTTGCAAGTATCCTGGGAACTGTTATCGCTATTAAGAGTAGCCTGACCGACCCGGCAGCCGATACCAATTTATTGAATGGTGCCGGTATTGTAACAGTCCTGCGCCGTGCCGGATCGGGGTACCGCGTATGGGGAAACTGGACGGCTGCTTTTCCAACCGAAAAAGGAGCTGAAGTAATGATCGCCCCACGCGCAGTGAGGATGATGACCCGTGAAGTACTGATTGATGCCGC